TATCACGTCGTCTGCCTCTACTTTATCGATAGACAATATATCAACAGGCAAACAACGCAAATACTCTATGAGTCTTACGAGTTGATTGGTTATAGATTCTGACTCTTCTTCTTGACTTTCGTAGTGGTCCCAATTGGTTATTCTCTTTATACCTCTATTTGCTTTGTACTCTGGATAGATATATCGCTTATTTGTTGAAGACCCTTTGCCGTCAAATACCAATATAACTCTTGTAGGTCTGACTATGTTTATCACTGAACCCATCGATCTAAGAAACCCAGTTAGTCCTCCTATGGGCGTTAAATTCCTATTTGTGTGCTGTATTACAGCGAATGCTCTCATGAATGTATTTAACGAATCTATGAGCAACACACGACTGTTTACCTTCAACTCCTCTTGCTTTTCTTCTTTCAAGGAGTCGAACAATTTTTTATAGTCTTCTCTCATTTTTTGTTTTTTATTCTGATTCGTCGTACGCTATGGTAGTTTCTACTTGTTCTTCGATCAACTCAAAATCTGCAGACCCAAGAACTCTTATCCACTCTTCGGAATGTTCGTTTTTATAATTGTTTATCGCAGATGGAGAATCATCAATGAAACCGTGTGGAGTCATTATCACCTTAGAAACAGCTGTAACTCCAGTGATGTGGTTCTTATCGCACGATATCCTTGTTCTTTTGGCGAATTCGATGTCTTTACCAGCCTTGCTTGCTTTGATCTTATTGGTACCAGCTTTTGCTACGTTACCAAAAGTGATTACGAGAGAGGCATCGAAGTACATTGTGTTTCCTCCTTTGTTCTGCAATGTTGGTTGACCCATCGGATTGTCTGGTTTAGCTACCCACACCTTATTAATAGCGATCAAGGTATTTGTGAACGGTTGACTTTCCTTTCTGCTCAATACGATTCTCTGATTGATGAAGTTACCGAACTGCTGTGACATAGCTCCTGCGTTCCACTCGTTGTTGTTAGTTGACTTCTCTACAGACATTCTACAAGGTATTGAGCCAACTGAGTCCCAAAAGAAGCACAGATCGTACGGTAGATTGCCCTTCTTCTGTTCGTCGAGTATGTCTGCTATGAACGCAGCTACGTCTTCTACACACTGTAACTTTTCACGATCTATGAATATGAAGAATCCATCGTAATCGCAAACAACACCATCTTCGTTAGCAACCTCATTGAATTGTAGTCCCATAAGCCTCGCGTGCTCCCAAGACCACTTCATCTCTGTAATAACGAAAACTGGTAGTATGCCCATCTTTTGACAGGACACTGCTGCTTCCAATAAGGCTGTGGTTTTGCCAGTATCTGAGTGGCCACGAAGTAGACTTATGTGTCCAACTGGAAGACCGGGTACTTGTAACGCCTCTTGAAACGATTTTGATAGTGGTATCCAACGATCGTCTTTGAACTTAACAGACGTAGTGCTGAGGTTCTTCTTCTTTTTGAAACCTTCTAAGTTGAATCCCCCTTTAACTGCGTTAGATATAGCGCCGTTTAGACTTTGTTTTTTTTCTTTTGCCATATTAGATTAAAATGCCCCTCTGGGAGGGGCTTTTTTTAGAAGTTGAAAATGTCGTCTATCTTAGAATCTAGGTTTGGTTTACCCGTATTCAAAGAAAACTTTGGAGTTTCTACTGGAGCTGCGGGCGTTTCTTCTGTTTCTTCCTCTTCGCTCTCTGGGTTTAGATAGCCCAACAAAGCGGCTTTCATGTCGTCGTAGCCGTAGCGCTTGAATTGAGTGACTGGATCTGGTTGTTCTGTCATCCACTTTTTAACTAGATCTGCGTTCTCTGACAACGGAGTTACCTTTGTTCTCACGCGGATCGTTGATTTGTTATAAGTCAAACCTGTTGATTCCTTACCCAATGTTTCGATCGTGATGTCTCGTCCCTGTAAAGGATCTGTGTAGTCTCCGACGTCCTCGTCTTCAGCGATTGATAAAAGATCCATGAAGATTTGTTTACCGAAGCCCCAAAGCATAACGCCTTTGTCTTCTTCGCCTCTAACGATAACGGGTACGAAAACGCGCATCTTGGGTTCAAGCTTTTTGGCTAGTTGCCAGTCCTCACGGTTTGAAGACTTTCTAAGACCCTGTGCGAACTCTACGATTGGATCTTTTTCTCCGAAGTTTGTCAGAGCGATCATCGTCTTGTTTCCAATCTCGTAGTGGAAATAGAGCTCTTTGAACGGGTTTGACTTGTTGTAAGCCGATGGTAGCACTCTCACCGAATGCTTACCTACTGTTGGGGACCAAAGGGTTTTTTGTAACTCACCCTTGGAACCGCCTTTTGGATTTTGCAAAGATTGTAGTCTTTGTCTTAGCATGTTAATGTCCATAGTATGTATACTGTTTGATAATAAACAAATATACGGAAAAAAATCGAAAGGAGAAAATTTTATTTTACAAGTTCACGATTTTTTTAATTTCGGTGTTTAGTTTCCGAAATTTAGAGTCTTGTACCAGCAGTATGGAATTTTTGTAATCCTGCCAATTAACGGGGTATTTGTTATCAAGGACTCCACCGTTCAAGCTCATTATTAGAGCGTTAAGAGAATTGATCGTGTATAGTGTGTTGGTCTCTTTCTTTCTGTGCACAAGGATAGTGTTCTTCATTATTCTTGGCTGGTCGTCTGTGTAATCTATGTTGTAGGTACACATCAGCTCTGAAGATTCTGGTGAACTCAAAACGAATATCTTTTTGTAAAGTACCGAGTATTCGCGATTTATTGACTCTACCAGCTCGTTTAGCCCTTCTTCTGTAGTAAATGTGCAAAACAGCTTGTTTTTTAGCATCTCTCTTGTTATTCTGTATTCTTCGTTAAACATTTATAAATATGTTTGTTTTTTACAAAAAGTATGTTTTTCCGTGTTTGTGTTTTACAACCATGTTGTCCTGCTCGAGCACCTCCTTTATTTTTAAAAGCAATTCTTTGCCATCGGACACAGCGTAGTCAAATAGGAAAGCGTCGTAAGTTATCAACACAAGTTTGCTCTTCTTTCCTTCTAAAATATCTTTCAATTGGAGGATCTTCTCTGCGTTTCTTTTGGTTTCCAAGTTCTGTACGTAGTAGTTCAAAAGTTTGCTATCGTACATGTCCCTGTCTCGCACCAGGGTCATCCCTGTGGGCAGCTCCATGGACTCACTAGGAGCGCACCCTTGGCTTAGTTTATTGGCCAATGTAGACATCGCACTAAAGAATTCAATGTGCTGGTGAGCTTCCGGTACGCCACCGTATAGGTTTCTAAAGCTTATTGTCTTCGATTCCTTGTACTCCTCTTCTGTTAATTCTTCTTTGTTGAAATACTGCTTACCCAAGTAAGTGTGCACAGAATCTTCTTTAAACTCGTACCCAACTTCGTTAGCTATCAGTCTCAAGTGATATGCGTCAAAATCGAACTCTACGAAATAGTCGTTAGTTGGCAAAAAGCAATCTCTAAAGTCTTTGTCTTTTGGTACGGCCAAGAAGTTCACCCCGTTGAACGCGTTAGTGGGTCTTCCAGTTTGATTGTATAAGTTGTATTGGTTGTATATGTTGTCTCCGTCTATTGAAGCTTCTTGATTGTTTACTTTAAATTTCTCAAAAAATAGCTTTTTATTTATCTTTATTGAATTGCTTTCAACGTAAGAGTAAGCTGAGATAACACTATCAAGATTTTTGTTTTTAGGTCCATTCATCTCGGACTTGTAAATATCAAAAACTCTCTCCAGTCTTTCGTAATGTTTAACAACAGGAATTATGGAGTTTAATTCACTAGACCACTGGTATTTTTGTTCGTACTCGAGTTGAGCGTTTGTTCTCGTATCGTTTTGCGATTGTTTAGAAAAAGACAGATCAACGAAGTTGTCTACTTTCATGAAATGCGAGTGATACTTTTTGTCCAATACGTAGACAGTTTCGTGTTTTTGTATGAAATCGAGTATGTGTTCGTTGTCTATGCCAAAACACTCGCTGTGATCAACGCAAAGCATGTAACCCTTTTCGCTGTTTCTATAGTAGTATAAACAGGCTTTAGCTAATCTAGGATGAAAATTGTGATTATTAGGTATCAATTGTAAGAAACAACTGCTTTGTGCGCTAAGCGAATCCAACTGATCCTTTGTTTCTACTATGAAATGCATAACTTTTATTTTACACTAATGTAAGTTAATCCACTCTAACAATAAAATAAATCTATTGAGTGACGGTGGGTCTAGCAAATTTTGAGTATTCCTCGCCTATGAAAGCCTTGAGACCCAAAAACTTCACATCAGCGCCCTCTATAAGTCTTTTGTTTGTGTCGATTATTCCCGCTCTAATATCGTATTGGGACAACCTAACTGTGTTTAAAGGTCCTGTTAATTTCCAAAGTATGGATTGTATTTGGTAATAAGACACATCGTACTCTACTGTGCCCTGTTCTATGCCCACGTACTCTTGTTCGGATATTTCTTTTACGTAACCCTGTTCGTTTATCTTTTTTACGAAGAACCTATAGAAGTAACCTCTGTTGTAATCAGACTCTGTGGGTTTTGGGTGATAACTTGTTGGTTGAGTGTTATCGCCTGATTGCATTGTCACCCTAGAGTTTATTGTAAATTGAGTTCTTGTCTCCGGTATTAAGCTTTTTGATATTTTTGGTAGACTATTGTTATTTCTTATTGGGTCTAACCTTTCGTTTGGACCAACTGCTGGATTAGCGCCTGTATAAAATTTTCCATCGTAAGTTACATAATACAAACCTGTATACGGAGCTCCGTTCAACGTATACTCATTGCCTCTTGTGTTAAGGTTTGTTTTTACTCTAAATGATGGATAGTATCTAATTGGCATAGTTCTAACTTAATAAGTAAGCGGTTTTGGCTGCTCCGTAATCTGAATTATTTGGTACTGCAGCTTTTGCGGCAGCGACTCTAACAACCTCGGCTTGTCCACCTGCTAGATAAGCTTCAACTATCCACCTACCAGTCGTTGTTATGTTTCCATAAGCCCAACTAGTTTTAACGAACGCGACTTTCATAGGAATGTTTAAAGAGTCCCAAGGTATTCCTGCAGTACGCAAAGCCTCTTTAACCCTTGGTATAAATTGATTTTTCAATCTATAATCCAAATTCGC